ATAAAATCTCTAGCCTTGGGATAGAGATCGTTACACAGTCTTGCTTCTTTGGAATTATCGGTAAGAAGAGTTATGGTCTTTGCCCCAACTTTAGCCAACGCTGTATTACATATTGATACTTCGCTGATAGACATAGACCACCTCTCTAATTAAATACTAAGACTTAATCTATAGCGTATTTTACAATAGCTTTCAAGTTAACGCCTAGTGCAGCATCCGTAGCCGTAGTAAATGTCGCAGTTAAGAAACATTTATCAAGGAATACTTTGCCAAGACCAGGATTAATGGCCGCTTCAGTTGACATTTTTTGAAGAGCTACCGCAGTCCCAGCAACACCGATGATGAAAGCGTTAGGGTCAGCAGTCTCAAGACCTTCGTCTCCAGCACTGTAACCAAGGTCAAATACCCCAGTTGTACCTAAATCTCCGCTGTAAACTTCAACATCTAAAACTCTGGCCCCTTTTGGGATAGGTCCTAGATTCAAAACATCTCCTATAGCCACAACATTGGCCACAAAAGTATGCTCGTCAAAAGATACTCTCTCACGTCCGCCGTAATCTTTAGCGTCCACTTTTACTTTTGGAACTACTACTTGAGAATTGTTGTAGTTATCTCCGTATAAATTTGCCATTTCTTTACCTCACAAGGTTTTAGTTTAAAAATATAGAGGGAATTTCACCCTCTTAAATTATTCCGCTATTATACTTCAGCGCAATCTAGTTCAACAACCGCTGCTTCTTCCATACGAGTAGAACCAATGCTCATGCATAGGTAAACTTGCATAGAGTAAGACTTGTCAGCTCTCTCACCCATTCTAGCTTTTACATCTTTCCCAATCGAAAGAAGAATCGCTTTGTCGGCATAAGCAAAACATCGTCTTGAAGCTGCGGCAGTAATTGTCCCAGTACCAGCTCCTACAATTCCGTTAGTAATTGTATAAGTAATGTTACTAGCAGACCTTGGAAGTCTTTCAGTCATAACAAACTTGAAACCTAACCAAGTATCAATCTCACCAGCAACAAGTGCCTTGATTGTACTAAAGTCAGAACTAGTCGCCTGACTGTCACCAAGAAGGTCATATAACTGATATGAAGTGTGAACTAAATATCTTTTTCTATCCTTAAATACTTCGTTTGCATCAAATTTTTGCTTAAGCTTTCTCATAGTAAGAGTGTTAAGCCCTACTCCGGTAGTAGTTGTTCCGTCGAAACAAGCTAGCTTCTGACTAGTAGGTAATGCTACAGAAGTTGCTCCATCAGTTCCGCCAAAAGCGTTACCTAGAGCTGCAAGAATCATTTCGTCATCCATTGAACGACCCATTGCATAACCAGCGGCTTCAGCATAAGGTGATTCAGGACTCCAAATCATTCTAATTTTATCTTGGTCATCAATAAGGTCTGCCCATTCATAGTCTTCCAAGAAAACTGTACGTCTTGAATGTTCACTATTAATAAGAGGAGTATCGCCGTGACGACTTGCCTTCTTAATAGCCGCAGTAGCGCCGATTCTATCGTAGCCCTTTGATTTACCTTGTTGAGATTCGATTCTTATGCCTTCTCCGCGAAGTACTGAACCTTTTTGTTGTGAAAGATGAAATACGTTGGACGAATATTGTCTGACGTGGGAAACAGGTATTTGGTTTGACATTTCTGCCCTCCTAAAGTTGATAATAATAATCGTTGGTTTTCGACAGATTATCCTAGAAGGGTCTTATCTAAGTGGAATTTTGTGGGTCCCTGAATGGGATTATCCTATCGCACTTAGCAAAAGAATAATCCCACATCGGATTTGTGTCAAGTCAATATTCTGTAATTTCGGAATGGTTCTCGGAATTAGAGGCAATTGCCTTAGCCCCGAAGAAAACTGCCTCCTCCATTTTAGTCTTAAAAATACTTTTTTCTCTGCCTTCTGGCATCAACTCCATAACCTGTTTAGTAGAGTGGGCCACAGTGGACTTGTAAATTTTCATGTCAGAGAGACCTTTCTCATTTAATTTGTGTGTATCAAACATTTTTCCTCCTAGGAAAATTTAGTTAATTTATCGAAAGCTGCTTTAACTTTTCTCATAGCTACGTCATGTTCTGGGTGGTCTTTATTGTAATATGCTCCGCCCATATCTTTAGTATACGTATCAATAGTGTCTTGAAGACTCTGAGTATCCTCATTATCTCCTCCATTAATCCCTTTAACTACATCGTCTCCCAAAGTTCCTCCTACTTTTACCAAGAACTTAACTAGGCCTGGGTCATTAGAAAGCCCTAAGTCTTTGATAGTTTTGACAATTTCTTCCCCACCAAAGTGCTCTAGAGTCTTATTTGCAAGCCCTAGATTATGGTCAAACTTCTCTCCAAAGTCTGCTCTAAGGGATTTAATAGACTCTTCTTTGCTTGTTTGGTAAATGGTATTTGCTCCATCCAATGATTTCTTTACCTGGCCCTGATAAAATTCAAGTACCTGTTCGGCTTGCTTAGGTAAAATCCCTGCTTTATGGGCAGCTACTTTAAATTCATTAATAAATTCTTTCTCTAAAGCTGGATTTTTCTCATCGGCTGCTGGGCCATTTAACTCATAACCTTCTACATTCTCAGGTAATCCCATCTTCTTGAACATATCATTCCAAGCTTCTGGAGTAGAATCTTTCCCAGGAACGATGACTTTATCTTTCCCAATCTGCTTCTGAGCGTGGACATAGGATTTCATCATATTACCGAAGTTCAGTTTCTTATCTTCCCCTAAAAATACTTTTATAGAAGGGTCAGATTTAATATCGTCTGCCACTCCTTCAGGAAATTCAACGCCTTGCGCCCATTCAGGCATTTCAAAGGCCCCTGGTTCTGGAGGTGTTCCTGCTGGGGGTGCTCCTCCGCCTCCGCCTAAAAGTCCTTCTTCCTCTCTCAGTTCATAATTACGAAATCGTGTAAACATTTTCTTGCTCCTCAGTTTCTAAAGATTTATCTACCATTCTCATATATTTTTCATGGTCCACTTTCATATTAGCTAGGATATGGAGTCCGACAGACCTCATACCTTCATTAAATACTGTATCGTTCAAGTCCCCGTTATAACAGGATTCATTCATTTTACAGAACTTAAACAAATCTTTTAGGACTTCTTTCCCATCAGGACTATCAAATAGTCTTTGATACTGACTTAGAAGGGAAGCTCTCTGCTTTGCCTTCTTCTGAGCTAAGTCCTTCTTCACCTTACTTGTCTTGATCATACTATCCTCTGTCACCTATTTGAGCTTCTACTCCGCCCACTTTGCTATAAGTATCTGCATCTTGTTGATTTTTAAGTGCTTCTTCTTCGGCAGCTATTTTCTGCTGTCTATCAGCTCTCATTTTCTTGATGGCCCCTTCTTCTCTCATAATTTCTTCATTTAATCCATAAAGTTGAGCTATAAGATTAGTCAAGAAATCTAGGTCGAAGTTATCCATAACACTAGGGTCTAGAGCAGCTATAGGGCCAATAGAGGCCATAGCTCTTTGAATTACTTCTACTTGAGAAGTCTTCTGGGCTCGGGCAATCATTGATGAATATTTACCTGTGACTTTATTATGTGTTTTTAAAATATCTGGAGCAGGAGGAAATCTCTTTTTCTCTAATAGAGTATTAAAAAGAATGTCCACCATAGGAGTCAAGAATTCTGACTTCTGACGGCCAAGGATAGGGCCCATTAATCTTAGTCCCTCTTCAATTCTTTGCATGACTTCTGTGGCCGTCATTTGAGGGTCACGAGTAAGGCTTAAAAGGTTATTAAAGAATCCCTCTTTAATTTTTACTTCTAATCTATCTAAAAATTCTACACCAAAATCCGGTCTAGCTTTAATATCCATAGTCTCAATTCTATCTTTAGAACCTGGACGATAATAATTAATCCCACCTGGGCTGATTTTAGTAGGGTAATAACTCCCATCATCAGGCACTTGCATAGGAGGATCTACCATTTTCTGAGCAGCTCTAACCGTTGTTTGCATAATAGAATTTATCATTTTTACGTCTGGGAGAGTCTTCATCCCAGGACCACGACCGAACTTCTCGCCCGTTAATTTAGTCCAACGAACTACCATGAATGGATTAGTCTTAAATCCACCAGTACTTATAGTCTTCTTTAATTCTACAAGGACATATTTAGATACGAATTTAAACCCTCTAGCAGAGAGAGAATTCTTATCCGCCCCTCTTTCATCAGCAATAGGGTAAACAGCGTGGATAATATCGAACTTTCGAACAGTTCCGCCCTCAATTAGTTCTTTTAGAATCTCTTCTGGGACGTTTTCCTTGCCAAATTCTTGGACAATTTGACGGGCTGTCCATCTAATCTTCCTCATTTCAGTATCAATAAACCCTTTACTGTTCTCATCTACTTCTACATCGGCAATAGAGAGCGAATGAAAGATTATATCTGTCTCTTTATCGGGAAGCATTAGGAGAACACTAGACCCGATAGTGGCCTGGTCCATATAATATTCGTGGATTTCAGTATAGAAATTGGAATTATCGATACTATAATACATTTCATCAGTACATTTCTGTAGCCATAGACGAACATCGTCTCTTTTATCTAGGTCAGGCCTTCCTGTTGTAAGCTCGAACCAACGAGTCGCTGGATTGGTAAGCATGGAATGAAGTCCGGCAGCGAGCTTCTCAGCAGCTTCTACAGCAGTACCATCCACAATCCTTTGAGCCCGTTTCTCTCCTGAGTTCTGGTCACGTGGAGTCCAGATGTCGGCCTTCCTAGGGATTGTATGTGTATACACATCATCCCAATGTTCTTCCCAGTTGGCCTTGTCAGTATGTAATACCTCAAACCTCTTACAGATTTCTGCTGCTTCCATTTACCCACCTAAAATATCTGTTGAACGGGTCTGCTCAATAACACCTGGCTGACCCTTTCTGAATCTAAAATCACTAACTCTTTGTTCATATAATGGGACGAGGAGGTCAAGTAATCTACCCCCCTTATCCGCTTCTATTAATCCTACTTGTGCCGCTGTTTGGTCGGGAACATTAAAATTATTTCCCCGGAAGGAACCAGTTTTAGTGGCCCCGGATTGTCTTGTTGTTTGAGTAGGAGCTGATATATTAGGATCTAGAAGAGATTCTAAACTAGAACCTTTACTTAGAAAGTCGTTAAAGGCCTTTACATCGTAGCCCGTCTGAAATGATTGCGTTTCTTTACTCGACATATATCCTCCTACTTCCTTATACTATATCCGAAAATGTTATGATCATCAATGTTTGCTTGTGTTGGTCGATTTCTATTAGCCTTCCTTCGGATGGAATAGTCAAGTATATGTGCTCCCATTGCAAAGGTTCTGAAAGCATCAGAACCATGAGAGGACCAATTATGTAGAGGGTTATTCTTGAATACATTATTTTTATGGTCAAATTCTTTTTGGTATTTCTTTAATGCCTTCAGCCCATCTTTAGTTGTGGTAAGATTAAAGAGACAAAGTGGTAATATGGCCCGAACGTGGTCTATTCCATCTGCGACAGGAGTTCTAGGGAGGACCTCAACAGTTCCCACCCCCATCAATTCTTCCAACTTTTCTTGCCTAGTTATTCCCGTCCCAATCTCCCTATGACCTCCGTCATGTGGTAAAATATGTTTTCCATAGAGATAGTCTTTCTGTTTTAAAATCTTAGCGACTTGAGGCATACCTTTACCTACCCACTCTTCATATTCGACAATTCGAATCTCTGTCCCTACTTTTTGGACAAACCAAATCGCCATATAATCTGAGATACCTAAATCCCAAAACGTATAAGTTTCAATCATCGGTATGGCAGGAACAACAGCTATTTGATTGTTCTGACTCATCCTATCTAGAATATGAGCATAATAGAATTGCTCTGATGAACCAATAAATGAACACATCATCTCTTGAGCATATTCTTCTGGAGTCAAATCCAATTTCATCATCTCTAATTCAACCGGGTCAATTGCTAAAGTCTGGTCAACATCAAATTTCTTTGTGTACCATCCCTCTTTCCCCTCTGAATTCTCGAACAATTCAGCAAAGTGATTAGGCCCCTTACTAGTTCCAATGAAAATAACCCACCCTTTTCTATCGATAATCGTCGCACGAATAACTGTACGCCAAGCACGAGGGTCCCATTCGGAATACTCATCGCAAACGACTCCATCAAAGTACATCCCCCTGATAGATTCGAAGTTCTCAACACCTAATAAAAATATTTTTGCAGGGGTTCTACCCGGTAATCTTATTGTTACGATTAGTTTTTGTTCATCATAATGTACGTCGGGCAGTTTAGAAGTAAAGAGCTTAAGGTAATCCCAAATTATTCTTCTGGCTTGTTCTTTTGTTGGAGCAATGTAGGCAAACTGAAGGTTATCATGCTTATTATCCCGTAACATAATTAGCAGACTTCGAACGATATACCACGCGGCCCAGAACGACTTCCCCGCCCGACGATGCCAGCAGAGGACATTAAATCTTTTCAGAAATTTTGTCACCTCTGCTTGGTACTTTCGGAGCTTAACTCCTATATCAATCGTAAGTGTCGCCACTATTAAATATCATCTACTGGTTCATACTTATCTTTAATAGAAGAATCAGGCATAGTAGAAGTAATAGTACCTGGAGCATCGGCGACATCGGCTACCTTCTTGTTGACTCTGTTATTCCTATCATCCATATCCTCTTGGCTAATGCCTTGATTAGAAGAAATCGGTTTATCCATAAGGTGACTAACGTCTCTTCTAGGCCCCTCAACCACAGGTAAACCACCTGGAGTTATTTCAGAAATAGTTCCATCGGATAAAGAAGCAATCTGTGCATCTAGTTTCTTTTTCGATTCTAGTAAAGTCGCTAAAGTTAAATCACTTCCTGAAGCTGTATTCTCAGAAACAGTGACACTACTAGAAGGGGCAAGAGGAACTTCTTCAACAATTCTGTCTCCCCTTCCTAACAAAGCACAAACTACTGGGTAATCTAAGTACTCTTCATCAGTCATATTCAACGCTTCAATAGCGCCTTCTTTCATCAACTTCCCCATAGCATCATCATCTAGGATTTTTGCTACTGACATATTTAGAAAAGATTTTCTCTCCTCTGCACTAGGTCCCGTTGATTTTTCTTTAGTGGTAACTATATTCCCACTCCCATCAATTACTCTGTCTCTATCGTACATGTTTTCTCCTAGACATCATCGATGTCATTAAATTCTATAGTTGGTATTTTTTCTTCTTTACTTAAAATAGTATAATCCGCATCTTCAATATCAGAACCAGTAAAGTCCCCCTCAAGTCCTTCGATAACGATAGTGGTAGGGGTGACATTCTCAACTTCAATTTTCTCTTTGTACTCATCTGGGAACATATTCTTTAATTTGAATATCATTAATTTAGCTTCGGTCTTAACTTCTTTGGTAATCCCGTCGATTAGTATCCCTTCCCAAAAGTTGAGGGCAACAGCAACAGCTCGTTCTTTCCACTCTAACCAATCAGGATGTCTTTCTTCCCAGGCCCTAAGTGTTGTAGCGGAGATACCTAATTTCCCTGCGAAGGAATTGTAGGATTTACCGTTACCCATGTGTTCAACAAGAGGTATCCCAAACTTTTCATCGTAAATAGTTCTAGCTTTGAAATCTGCCTGTATATCCATGAAGTCAAAGTCATCAGGTTTGAGGTCGTCACGGAAAATGTCCGACAGCATTTTCTCTCTGGACTTGAATCCGTGACGGACAGTCTCCACTTCCCGTGTAGGTGTCTCTTTACCAGCTTGTTTCTTTTCAACAGGTTTATATGGCATTAATAATTGCTCCAGTTTGAAGAGTAGGGGATTTTTGAACTAAATGCAAATGTCTTGTCACTATTGGTACCTTGTAAACAAATTTTATTGGCAAAGGTATTTTTGGGATTAATGTGTGCCAGTGAGGGCGCACCTAAATTAAAACTCCGACACTTTGGGGGTACCCCCTCCAAATAGACCCCTCCCCCTATTATATTAGGCGCTTATCTATCATATGAGGTCGGTTGACTCAGGCAATGAACAAAGCCCATAGTAGGCAATGAGACTTGCATCAATGATGCCATCATGTGGATTACGTGCCCTAGTACTATGCATTGCCTGTGAGTAGTCCCCGAATAGCTCACCATAAGCCCTCAGAGCCCTCTCCTTGGCATCGTTGCTGTACTCGCTTATCAAGCCTTGGTCAAAGATAACCTTCTGCCATACAGCAGGTCTTACGAGCGTATAAGGTATGTTGCTTACCTGACATAGAGCTAACAATTGTCCAAAGCCAATGCCAAAAGAAAACATACTTGCCACGCCTTGTCCTGTTCCACTACTCACTTGCTCAAGGAATATGTGGTCAACGCCTTCAAGATAAGGCATTAACCTACTAATATCTAAGCAATTGATAGCTTTAGTCTTTGGATTAGGGTTTACATTGAAAATAAATTCATTGAAGGCACGTGATTGCACTATTGATGGAACACTTCGCAACCTTCGCCCTATTGATGGAACAC